ATTTGATGTTTCGGGTAGAGGCCATGGAATTTATGAATAAATTTATCAAATGTTGTATCATATGGTGAATTGTCCAATTCGTAACGTCTGCCTTGACGCTCGTTGAACGATCTTGCTGATCACCATAATTTGATATCTGCTCTCTTATTTTAACATCTACTGCTATAAAGTGTGAGTCTATCTTAACGTCCATTAATACTTTCTTTATATTTGGTGTAGTAATGCTTCTCTAATGCGTGTGCTTCAATCTCCCATGGTTCATCATCATACTTTGTGTCACTTGACACTATCTTACTATGCCATTTGTTCTCTACCTTGTCCTTCTTCCACTGCTGTTTCCATTTACCACGTAATCTCTGCTCAAAATGAGTCAGTTCATGCATAAGTGTAGTCACATATGATGTATTGTCCTGTTGATTGTCCATTTCGATCTCAAAGAAACGTGGACGTGACAATTGATCTATACTATGAATACAACCATACATACCTTCTCTCTTGAGGTTTCTGTCTATAATATGGACAAACGTGTTGAAGCGATGGAGTTTACGATCTGCCACGAACCACTCGACGACAGACCTAGCAAGTCGTTTGCGATTGCGATACCCGCCAAACGTAATGTAACAAGACATAGTTTTGTTCCCCAATGTAAGAAGTTAATGAATGAGAAAATAAAAAGGAGTTTCTCTGCTCCTGTCATTGATTTAGCGTCCATTTTGCTTTGATAATAGAACCTCTAACTTAGCATATGTTGCACCTTTACCTGTTGCTTTGGTGTCATTCTGCATAAGACTCATGAAATACTTGATCTCGTTAGATGAAAAAGGTGACTGATACATGGTGATGTAGTCTGGTGTGATTGTTACCTTCATTATAGCACAAGTTGCGGTGGTATGCTATCTATACGGTCAGTTTGTAAACTGGCATAGTCCTCATGCAACTCACATCCAATATAGGATCGGAAGTTTTTCTTTGCTACCATACCTGTAGTTCCTGATCCCATAAATGGATCGAAAACTATATCTCCCTGCTCACTCCCTGCGAGTATACATGGTTCGATCAGGTCAGGTGGGAAGACAGCGAAGTGTGCTCCTTTATATGGTTTATTGGTTACTGTCCAAACATCTCGTTTATTTTTCCGTTCATAAGACTTGGATAAACCACTATGAGGTTGAAGGCCAGTGCCAGGATTATGGTACTTACCGCTTGTGCGATCTCTTGTTCCCCAATCTTGCTTGACTGGTTCTTTGATTGCTTCATTGTCATAATAATACTTTTTATTTTTACTGAGCAAGAATATATGCTCGTGTGATTTAGTGCATCTGTCCTTAACAGACTCAGGCATAGGATTAGGTTTATGCCATATAATATCCTGTCTCAGATACCATCCATCTGCACGCAATGCAAATGCTAACATCCATGGTATTCCTATCAGATCTTTCTCTTTAAGACCATCTAGTTTGTTACCTCTCTTAGCACATGTGTCAGGTAAATCTTGTTTTGTTTTACTTACAGTTTGTTTTGGTAATGCTTGTCCTTTACCAGGTCTATAGTTGTAATAACTATCACCTATGTTTAACCACAATGTACCATCATCAGTCATCACATCACGAACTGATCTAAAAACAGATACAAGATTTTCAATATATTCTTCTGGTGTTTCTTCAAGTCCTATCTGACTATCTTGTCTAACCGCACCACATAGAGGGCAAACACTTTTAAAGATGTAGTCTCCTACACTTCCCATGTCATCGTGATTTTTATGTCCTGTAATACAATTAGAACCTTGCTTACCTACCTTTCGATGTTTACAATTAGGGTCTCCCCCTACCCACGTTGCTGTGCCATAGTCACGCAATCCGTAGTATGGTGGGGATGTCACACAAGTTCTTGCACTCTTAGGTGCAAATTCTTTTAATGTGTCTTGACAATTACCAAATAAAATTGTGTCTTTCATCGTTTCAAAAACTCATTTAAAATCCAACTACTACTATTCATCTTATCATCGCCACCAACACCCCACTCAAAGATAACTCTTTCATTCTCTTGAAATTTAAGATACTCTGGTACATTAGTGTTGACTCTATCTCCTCCATTACAGAATATCACTTTATCATACATTTGTAAACACTTAAAGATTGCCATATTAGATGAGTTGTCTGTATCATCATAAGTAATCGTCAAATCTACTGGTTTAAGTTCTTTAACTATTGCTCTCCTTTCTTTCATCGGTAGGAAATACTTTCCTTTCTTACGGATTAACCACTCATCTGAATTAAGACCAACACATAATGGAGTATTAGGATATAATTCTTTTGCATTTTTGAAGTATGAAATGTGACCTGAGTGTATTGGGTCAAATCCACCTGTAACTAATACTATTTTACTCATTGTGTTTTGTTTAATTTAAAATTTACTGATAATGTTTTTCTTATCTCATCGTTTTCGTGAGAACTAACACCATGTAAAAGATGACTTGAGAAGAAAATAATATCTCCTCTCTTTACAGTTGGTTGATGATGATTTGTATAAGATATTAAATCTTCATACTCTTCTGAAAAATTACAGGAATGTCTATCTACAAAAAAGAATTTTCCAAAATCAATCCCATCATTTGCAAAGAATACACTTGATAAGTCAAGACCTGCGTGGTCGTGAATCTCTTGATAATAACCTCTCTTATATAAATTTAGCCAAGGGTCATACATTGTATAATCAAAACTTTTATTTAATTTTTTAGATAATAATTCTAAACTTGGTTTGAACAAATCAAGAAAGTCTTGCCATATAAGTGGTATCCTATCAACTTTACAATATCTTCCCCACTCAAAGAAATCATTATCTACTTGTTGAGTATTACATACATCATCAATCTTAGATATTAATTCTTCTGAATTAGGTGCAGGGAAAACTGTATAAAATTCAGATGAGAATGGAATATTAATCATCGTGTAATAATTGTAGTTGCTGCTTGACCTTTGTTGAAGATAGTATCGACTACTGCTTCAACCTTTCTTGCGGTTGTAATACCAACATTAGAGTAAACTGGTACGCATACAAGACCAAATACTTTGTCCGCATCGCCCTTACGAATAACTCTACCGATTGTCTGACTAATACCTATGTAGTCCATAGAACGCATAAACAATACTGCTTCAAGACCATTGACATTGATACCCTCTGAGAGTATGCTGTGATGCAATACAACAAACTTTTTGTCTGTCCTACCCCATTGATTAAGTGTATCAAAGAAAGTCTCTCTGTCAACCTTCTCTCCATCAATCATAGCACCTGTTTTTGCTGTGATGAACATATAAGAATAACCACGAATAGCAAGTTGCTGTACGAAATCTGTCTGAGAAACAAGTGCAACAATCTGTCTGGTTGACTTGGCACATATTAATACTTTGTCCTTATCAAGATTGTCAATCGCACCAATCATTTGCTCATTGTCTCTGTCTGCAACTAACTCATCTTTCTTGAGTATTCTTGAACGATACACCTTGACTTTAGGTGGTAGAATGTAACCCTGCTTGACTAACTTTGGTGCAGGTACTTGACATATCACACCACCATACACCTCTGTCCAGTTCATCCCTGCCTTGACAGGAGAACGACTATGCTTTGGTGTTGCTGTAAAGAAGTAACAACGATGAGCATACTGTGAGAAGTAATCAGTAGCAGGGAAAAAGTTTTTCTGTACTGAATTGTGTGCTTCATCAAAGTAGATAGTATCAACATTGATACCTGATTGCTCAACTCTATGTAATGAATGATATGTTGTAAATATAATCTTACGACCACTTGTTGTCTCATAAAAAGATTGAATCTCAAATGGGTTTGTGGTATTATACATTCCTTTAACTTTACCACTATGAACGTGCAAATAAGACACATCAATATAATGTTCGTCAAGGATTTCAATAAACTCTTTACATAGTTGCTCTGCAAGAAGTATGCGTGGTGCGACTACGACAATCGTACCATAGTATTCTAACTGCTTGATAGCATCCATAATCATACAGATAGTCTTACCACCACCAGTAGGAACAATGACTTGTCCTTTGTCGTGGTCTGTCATTGATTGAATTGCTTGCTCTTGATGTGGTCTTAGTTGCATTAGTGTTCTTTAGATGTCTTTATTATAGCATTAAAAAACCCCTTGTGCAGGGGATTGTGACAGTTATCAAAGTGTTCACTCATATTTTTTCCAATATTTTTCATCTATTAATCCCATAGAATGAAGTAAATATTCTTCTTTTAAAATTAAATTGACATCACCAACTATTGATAATCTTTCACCATTAAAATTTGTTTTTATACACTCTGTGCCATGAGATAATCTGCTTGGAAAAATAGCTACATGACCCTCTACGGGATGAATGAAAAATTTTTTACAATTTAATTCATTAAATTCTTTTACCATATTTAAGTCATCTATATTATTATGGGAGTTAGCACCTAAGAAAAGACTATTAAAATTTTCTCTGTTAAGAAATTTAGTAGTATGTGAGTCAGGTGGAATGTTCAAGTAATATACAAATGACACATGACTTGTGGAATGAATATGATATGGTATTTCCTTTTCATTTCTGGTTCTTGAAATCCAAGTTTTAGTTATTGCATAGTTAAACATATCCTTAAATTTAAGAACATCCAAGACATAAATCTTGATATGTCTTACAATTTCTTGAAACATTACATCCATTGATGGTTCTAGATGTATTAAGGGATGCACTTGACCTTCACTTACTGTGCTAGATATTTCATTCTCTTCATAATCAAATTTATCGTAGAGTTTTAGAAACTCTGTCTTATATTTTTTGTATATTGTTGTAGTTAATATTAAAGACTTCTTAATACAACATTTGATATCCTAGTATAACGATATTGATTTAGAGGAACAAAAACTAAGATGAGCCTTGTCCATATTGCTATCGTCGAAGGAAACTCTCATCTACGTTCTTTATTAAGTTGGCATTTACAAAAATCTGGTTATGCAACAGAGCA